TCGACCAGCGAGCGGCCCGGCGGCAGCCAGCCCCCGCCGTCGAACACGAGCGGCTCGGGCAGCACGCCCCCGCCGCTCATGCCCCAATGCACGTGATCCCAGTGGTCGCCTCGGGTCGGTTCGCCGAACAGGGTTGGGCGGCCCATGTAGAGCTGACGATTGTTCCCGGGGCTGAAAATCAGCTCGGTCGAGAACGGGAAGTTCTTGGCGAGCCAATTGAAAATCGGCATGCTCGGTGACACGTCGATCGCGCGGCCTTGACCGTGCAGGCTCGGGGTGCCGACGGCGGTGATTGCGCCGGGGCGGTACGCCGAGTTCAGCGAGGCGCCCGGGAACGCCGAATGCACGACATCCCACATGGCTTGCCAGCCCATCGGGCGCCCAGAGCTTGGGCGCCCGCCCCCGGCGATGTCGGCCCCGGCGAGGTCGCCAACAAGCGACTTGACCTTAGAGACCAGCCCGCCCACGACCAGACCAGGCAGCTCGCCGACGATTTGCCCGAGGGCGCCCCCGCCGAGCCCCGACAGCAGCCCCTTGACGGGCCCGGCAATGGCGTCCTTGATTGCGCCCACGGGGTCGCTGAGCACCTTGGCGACGGTGGCGGCGGTGCTGCCGACCCATTCGGCGGCGTCGCCGAGCCAGTCGAACACGCCCCCGCCCGCGAAAGCCTGGTCACCCCGGGCGGCTGAGGCATTCATGCGGGCGACGGCGGCGGGGCCGCCGACAGCGCGCGTCCACTCGGGGCGCATGATCGCCTCGCCGCCCGACAGCGCGAGGCTGCCGCCGGTCGGCGACCAAAAGTGGTGCACGTCGCGGCCCGGCGTATACCCGGGCAGCACACCGCCCGTCGCGAACTTGATACGAGAGACCTTCGGCAACTCAAGGTCGAGCCCTACGGCGTCGGCGATCTTGTTCCAGACCTTACGAACGCCATTCATATACACCGTCGTGATAATAAAATTCACGGGCTCGGCGGCGTATGACTTGATCTTGTCCCAGGTGCGCTTTACGACGTCGCGCGCCGAGCCGAACGCGTCGCCGACGGCGGCAACCGCACTCTTGAGCGGCGTGAACACCTTGTCTCGAATCCAGTTCTTCCCGGCGCGCAGCTTGTCACCGAGCCCGTCCCAGATTTCGCCGACCTTGGTTTTCGCCGTGTCGAACGCCGAGCGGACGGCAGAAACGCCGGTCTTGATTGGCGCGAACACCTTGTCACGCACGAACTCCCAGCCGGTGCGCAGCAGGTCCGAGACTTTGCTCCAAACGATCTTGAGCCCGAGGCGGTACGCCTCGAACCCCAGACCGACCAGGGCTATACCCGCCTTGATTGGCGAGAACACCTTGTCTCGGACCCAATCCCAACCGGCCCGCAACCCCTCGCCCATGGCGTCCCAGATGCGCCGCACGCCGCGCCCGAGGTCGGCGAACCAACCGCCGATATCGCTGAGCCACTCACCGATCGGCCGGAACACGTTTTGCTTGACCCACGACCAGCCGTCACCGAGCGCGGCGGAAATCTTGTCCCAGTTCTTGACGACGACGAAAACGGCGGCGATGACGGCGGCGACCAGGAGGGCGATCCCGGCGACAATCAGGGGAATGCCGCTCGCGTACATCGCCGCATTCGCGGCCCACTGGGCGACGGTGTAGACAGCCCAGGCGGTAGCGAGGGCGCCGAGCCCGGCGACCAGCCCGGGCAGCAGCCCGGGCACCGACGTGAGGAACCCGAGGATCTTTGTCGCGGGCTCGATAAATGGGGTAAGCGCCTCGCCGATAACCCCCACAAATGAGCGCTTGAGCGTCTCGAACGCCGTAGCTGTGTTGTTGTTGAGGGTGTCGCCCATTTCCTGGGCGCTGCCCTTGACGTCGCCGAGCCCGCCCCCGACACCGGCGAGCGAGTCGAGGAACGTCGGAATGTTCTTCGTACCGAGGTCTTCGAGCGGGGTGCCGAACAGGGCGATAGCGGTGTTCGCTTGCTCCGCCGGGTCTTCGATGCCGCGCAGCCCGTCAACAATGCGGCCCATGGCGCTCTGTGCGCTGTCGCCGCCCTTGAGAATCTGGTTCGACATGTCTTGCGCGTCGAGCCCGAGGGTCTTGTAGGCGTCCTTCGATGACTTCGACATGTCGGTACTACGGATGGTGAATTCCTTGAGGGAATCGCCCATCTTGTCAACGCCGTACTGCCCCATTGTCGTAGCGGACACGAGCAGCGCCATTGACTCCTCGCCGGTGAAACCGAGGTTCGCGAGGTGCCCGGAGTATTCCTGTGTCGCGTCGGTAACCTCGCCGCGTAGGGCGCTCGGCACCTTTTGCAGACTGGAGGTAATCAGGTCGAGCGCCGACGTCGCGTCGGGTGCGAGCCCGGTTGACATGAGGATGCCGACATTGCGGGCGGCCTCGGTGACGTCGAGGTCGAACGCGTTGGCGATGTCGAGCACCGAGGCGGTGACGCTTTGCAGCTCGGCGGGGCTGGCGTTGCTCATGCCCTTAATCGAGGACATGACCGTTTCGACGGCGCCGGTCACCTCGCCCATGGACTCGCCCCACGCCCCGGCGTACAGCTCACCGGCGACGTCACCGGCGGTCTTGCTCTGCTTCGCGGTGAGGTCGAGCGAGGCGGCGAGCTTGTCGGTGCCGGTTTCAAGGTCCATCGCGGTGGACCACGCCTCGCCGAACACGGCGACCCCGCCGACGACGGCGGCGAGCCCACCGACCAGCCCGCCGAGTGACCCCGTGGTGTCGTCAAGGGTGCTCTTGCCGTCCGACAGCTTCGCCTTGAACGCGCCCCACTTGCCGGTCGCGTCGCCGGTGTCGTCGGCGGCGCGGGCGGTGGCGTCGGCGAGCTGTTTGGTGACGGTGCGGTTTTCGTCCTGGGCGGCCTTGAGCTGACCCATCGCCGACTCAAGCCCCGAGGTGGCGTTTCTCTGCCGCTCCTGGGCGGCTTCGAGCCGCTGGGCGGCGGCGACGGCTTGCGCCGACTCGCCGCCGTACTTCGCGGTGGCGTCGGCGAGCCGCCCGGTCGCAAGAGTTACCTTGCTGGTCGCTTCGAGTTCGGTGGCGCGCGCCTTGCGCACGGCGGCCACCTGGTCGGTGACCGCCTTGGAAGCGGTGGCGGCAGCCTTTTGCAGCTCGACGGCGGATGCCTTGGCGCCGCCGTCACTGGCGGTCTTGCCGAACCCGCTAGCCCACGCCCGCCCCGACGACGTACCGGCGTCGGTCGCCGCCTTGGCGGTGCCCTTGATAAGCCCCGAGGCGAACCCCGACAGGTCGGGTAGTACGTCGAGCCATACGACGTCACCGGTCACGGGTCACCTCCTGTTGCGGGCGAGGGTGGCGAGCAGCTCGGCGCGCTCGGCGGCGTGGTCGGCGGCGGCTTGCACGGCGGCGTCAGCCTCGGCGCGCGAGGGCGGCACCGGCAGGTACTCGGGCGTGACGGCGGCCCGGTCGCCCCGGTGCAGGTTGTAGGTCAGGGCGGTCAGGTTGCGTAGCCATGTATCGATGTCGTGCAACAGGCGCTCGGCGTCGGTCCATGGGCCATTCGCGTCGCGCCACCACGCCGAGCCCGGCGGCAGGTGCTCGACCATGACGCGCAATTTCCGGTACGTGATTTGCCCGGCGAGGTACTCGCGCAAGGGATCACGCGGCGCGTAGGTCTGGAGTAGGGCGGCTTCGATCGCCTCGGGGGCGTCGCCCAGGAGGCCGCCTACCTCCTGTAGCGAAAAGCCTCTAGGCGCTCATTCGCGGCGGCGGTCTCAGCCTTGAGCAGCATCGCGAGGTCTTCCTCCGTGTACCCGGCGGCTTCCCACTTCGCCCACTGTTCCTCGGCGTCGTGCTCGGGGTGCTCGCCGAGCACAATGAGACACGACTCGCGTGACCCCTCGGCGTCCTGTAGGCGCTTAATGAATTCGTCATCGGCGGTGAACGGAATAGGGATCTTCACGAACACCGACGTGCCGTCGGGTAGCTCGACTTCGATGAGGTTTCCCTCGGGCAACACGGTCTCAGTGACTTGTTCTTTGAACTGTTCCATCCGCACGCGGCGGCGGTTGGGTGAGGTCATGAGCGGGGGGCTCCTAGATCGCTGGCGGGGGCCTCGGGGTAAGACCGCCTCGGCGCGGGCCCCCACACAGCGCGCCGAGGCGGTCGTTAGCTGACTACGGGGCGGGCACCGAGGCGGTAAAGCCCGGGCCGTTCTCGGCGCGCCCGAGAATGCGGCCCACCTCCGGGTCCTTGAACAGCCCGAACGTGACGCCGAACCCCTCGGAGTTCGCCCGCTGGAGCGAGCGATCGGTCAGGGCGGTGACCTTGGCGCGGTACCCGAACTCGACGCGGTAAAACGCGTCATCGCCGGTGCCGTCCTGGGCGATCACCATGAGCCGGTAGTACGGGTAGTCCGTGACGTCGCCGTCGAAGAACTCCCACGCGCTGTGCGGGTCGGCGGCCCAGTCGGCGACCGGCCAGGCGTGCACGAGCGCATTGACCCACGCCGACGAAGACTCACCGAACGTGCACGTGAGGCTCTGCTCAATGCCCGTGATATCGGTACGCACGGGCTCCAGTTGCTGGACCATGCTCACCGACTCAGACGAAACCGACTTTGCCTGTGTAATGCCGTCGGTGGTGATGAACCCGAGCTGCCGGAACGCGGCGGGCAGCACCGGCGCCCCCTCGACGTCGAAGAACGTAGCGGGCGGGGCCTCGCTGTAGTCGGCAAGCGCGAGAATCTGTGTTCCCCACTTGCGCACGTGCGCGGTGTTCGTTTCCTTGAGTTCGTCAACGGCAGCCATGGGGCCGGTGTCCTTTCGTTGGGTGCGATTCGGGGCGGGTGCCCGTGGTGCCGTCCCGACCCGCTATCGGGTCGGGCGGACGGTGAGGGTGAAGGTCGCCAGCGCGTTACGAGCGGGGCGGGCTTCGTCGCCGTCGGCGGCGAAACCGAACGCCGTAGTCACGTCGTCTACGTACGGCGCACCGTTGGCGGCGAGGTCGGCCATAGCGGTATCGACGGCGGCGCACGCGGCCCACAGCTCGGCGCGGCTGGCGGCGTAAACGGTGACTTCTATGTCCACGTCGCGGTCGAGCCCGTCGCCCGCCCCGCCGACCCGCTCGACGCGCACGCGCGGCACGGGCGCCTCGGGGCCGGTCTCGGTGAATACCGGCAGGTTGGTTGACTCGGCGAGCCATGTGACTACGACGCGTTCGACGTTGGCCCAGCCGAGCACTTCACGCACGGCTCGCCCGCCGGAGAATCTGCCGCCGGGTTTGCGTCGCGCTGCCGTCGGCGGCCCGCTGGTCGTCGGTCAGGCGGGCCTCAATGCGGGCGTACGGGCGGCGCATGCCTTGGGTCGCCTTGGTGCCCGTACGGACCCCCTCAGCGAGCCGCAGCTCACCGGCGAACTGCCGGGCACCCGCCTTGTATGCCTCGCGCTGAGCGCGGGGCAGCATGCGGGCGGCTTTCGCCTTGAGCGCGGCACGTACCGACGGCGCCAGCGCGGCGGCGTGAATGGTCTTGTTCGTCACGGCGGGCGGCTTGCGTGCCACAGGTCAGCCCTCCCACCGGGTCATGACTAGTTCGGTGTGGTCGAGCACGCCCCGGTAGTGCGCGGGGGCCCCCTCGATGTGGTGTTCGAGCCCGTCGCGCACGATCAGGTCACCCGGTCGAATGTCGGGGGCGAGCGGGCCGATTGCCTGTAGCCGGTCGGTGACCTGTTGCGTCGGCGGGGCGGTCTCGTCGGTGGTCGCCTGTTGCACGTTGCACGGGCCCCACGGCGTTTCGGTGACAGTCTCGGTAGGTACCCCGTCGGCGTCGGGGGCGCCTCGCTCGACCCGCCGCACGGTGAGCGTTTCGAGGTAGAGCGGCGGCCCGAAAATCACAG